TCTATATGCCCTATACAAATTTTCAAAATTGCAAATAATACTTTTATCATCCATTTAAAATGTTCCTTTGTATTTACCCTTATAGGGAAGGTTATATACCTTTTTGTATCTTTATCTGATTTCGGATCATGTCCTACTCTGACTGTCTGTATGATACAGAATGGGCGAACACCGTTGCTGTTGTTGTAGTTATTGTTGTTGATATTGCCAGACGGGGAAACAACGGTTTATACAGTATATAACCTAAAATTTCACCTTTCTTTATCCTTTGATCTCCACGCAATAGACATGTGCTTTATATCCTTTACCATTTTTGACCAATATTCCATCCTCTGCATATTGATAATATTCAACTTCATAGATAGTTCTATGTAAAAGATTAGCTCGTCACAATGTGTAATTGCCTTTGTCTGCAACTCCGAACGTTCTCTCCGATATAATTTCAAGTCCGTTCTGTTCGCTTCATGAAGATATTCATATATTTCCATTGATTTATTCTGCATCTTATCCACTAAAGAAAATCTATATTTCTTCGGATATGTATTACAGTTTGATGTAACACGTAATGTATGCTCAGCAAGATCTTTTGCTTTAATAATCACCTTTAGTTCTGTTTCTGCCATCTAATCAATCCTTTGATTCAAAGAGTGAAGAAGAAAAGATACAAAGGGGGCGAACACCGCGGCCGCAGTTGTAGCAATCGTTGCGGATACGGCCAGACGGGGAAACAATACGAATCCATGAAGTATCACCATTGCATTTTGTACTATCAGGAGTTAAAGTCCACCACCAATATTCTGCATTTGGAATCAGTTCACGATATTTTCTGTACTCATCAAAACTGATGATTGATACTTTATCTTCACATTTTCCATATTCCTTCTGTCCATCCAATGAGATTAAATCTCTCTCGAATGTAACTACATGATCTTCTCCAATTTCATTAACCAGATTTTCATAGAAATCTTTATTAAGATATTTTCTAAGGCTGCTTTCCTTCCAATCATTATTTAACCCAAAATTAAAAGAATCTTTTATTCTTTCAGCCAAACAAACAATACCTTTATCTGTTCTATCCAGTATCTTCCATGTAAGTTCTGCTAATTCGAATGTATCTCCAATCTTAAGACCACGAAATTTTTCACCTTTTAACTCCGATTTTATTTCACGTAATCCATCTTCTAATTTTCGGACTCTTTCTTCTAACTTTTTATTTTCCATGTTTTTATTCTCCTCTCGATACAAAGATATTAGATTTTAAGATACAGAATGGGCGAACACCGAGGCCGTAGTCGCAGTTATTGCGGCAGATATCGCCAGACGGGGAAACAACGGTGGGCGAAAGTCCTATCCACACCCTCTCTCTTCCGTGCTCCAAGGAGTGCATGTCCACCACCAGCCATCAATCTCCGGCGTAACGAGCAAATCATTGTACTTTCTTGCTTCATCGAATGTGATAGGGCGTACCCTACATTTTACCGGCTCAAACTCCTGCTGCATATCAACAGACGTTAAATCCACCTCATGCTCAATGATGTTATCCTCACCTACTACTTCTGCAATAACAGGATAAATGTCTCTCTCAATCAGCTTTTTAAGGCTTGAATCACTGTAATCTCTAACATATTTGTCAAACACTACATTCTCTGCGATAAATCTTTTTGAGATAACCTTTGTCTGCGCTCCGTCCTGCTCCAAGACGATAAAATTATGTTCCCCAATCTTGAAGTTTTCTCCTGCCTGCAATGCGGATAATAATACCTTATCTTGCTTTTCTTTTTCCTCTAACATCTGTACCAACGCTTTTGCTGCATCTAATACTTTACTCATGTTTTTCCTCACTTTCCCCTGCCGCCGCAGGCTCATATTTCTTCACAACAGCCAACTTATCCGCACCGAATGCCATAATCCAATCGGAATCTACCGGCTCATCCACGACAACCAATTTGCTGCCTTTGGCATCTGTAACCATATCTCCGGCTTCAACTTTTGCTTCACAGCGATATGTATACGCTCTGCCGGATGGCTTGTCCATTTTTAAAAATTTTGCTTTTACGTAATTCATTCTGATACCTCCACTTTCAACGAGCCATCGTAAACAACTTTACTAATAATCGGCTGTCCGCTTTCATCCTTCTTTGGAATAAATCCATCTTTATCTTCGTACTCATATTCATAAATCGGGTCAGCTACTTTTAGAAGTATCATCTGACAGTCCATAATCGGAATATTAAAATCATTCAGTGCTTCAGCATTGTCAATAAAAATCGGGGCCTCCACGTCATATAACTCCGACAGCGAATTGATAATATCCAGTCCGGAAACAATGCGGTGTCCGCTGTTCAGCGTAGAGAACGGAACTCCATTCACTGTACACTCGCAGCACTCCTTAAGACCTCCATTTAACTGTGTTTCAAACAGTTTCCATCGAACTGTCTTGAATTTGGAATTGATACTTTCTGAGATTTTCAGCATCTTGGCCTTAATGAACTGCTCCAGCAGATAAAGCATCTTCTCCTGGTCTGCCACTTTCTGGCTGACTTCCCTCTGCTCTGCTTCCAGTTCGCCGATGCGTTCCTCAATTTCCACGTTCTTAGAAGCCTTGGCGATTTCTGCCTTGACTTTGTCGAGTTCTTCCTGCAAATCTGCTTTTTCTTCATTAAATCCGGCAATCAATTCATCATATCCGGTGGAATTAGTCTTTGCGATTTCAGCGAGGACTTCATCATGTCTTGCTTTCAACTTCGCATATTCTAAATCCTGCGTATAATCGGCTTCTTCTGGAAGTTCTACCAACTGCTTTTCCAACTCTGCTTTGCGTTCATTTGCCTGTTTTTCCTGCTCCTGCAGGTCGGTAATCTGTTTCTGCAATTTTTCATTTTCCACGGTCAAGTCGGATATACGCTTTTTAATGGTGTCTGCCTCGGCAAGCAATTCATTTCTGACGCGCTCTTTGTCAGCAAGAAATGTTTCTCTTGCAGTTTTCATTTTGCTCTCGCAGTCAGCCTTTGCATTGGCTTTTCTTATCTCAAAAAGTTCTATCTTCTGCTCTACATCGTGCTGCGGCAAGACTTGTCCGCAGCATTTACAAACAGTCTCTGTTTCATCAAAGACCCACTTGCTTTCATCAAAGAGATAAGGCGCTTCGTCAAAGACTCTCTGCTGATTCTCTTTGTATTTCTCATTGATTTCTGGCTTCTTTGCTTCAAGTGAGGAAATCTCACTCTTTGCCTTTTCAATGTCCTTTGCAATCTGCTCCGCCCGCATATTTGCCGTATGGGCTTTGTTCGCTTCATCATGTACGCATAAGGACAATTCGCTTCTCTTATCCGCCAGCCCTCGGTTCATCGTCTGCATAATACCGGACATATCGAACTGTAACTGCATTTCCTCCGACATCAGATCCCCGACCGCACTGCCGGCATCGGAAATCTTCTTCTCTGCTTCGGCAATCTTACGCTCCAAATCAGTCTTGGCAAGTTCCTGTTCCGCTACATCAATGTCTACCAGTGACTTTGACAGTTCATCAATCCGCACCGGAATTTCCGTCTGCTTTTTCTTCCATTCACGTAACGCCTTATTATATTTCTTTGCGATATCGTCAGTTGACGGTGCTTTTTCCAGTTCCGGAATAATATTGTCAAATTGATGCGTGTCCGCGTCATCTACTATGTTAAACTGCCTTGCCAGTTCCACATCTGATACATCAGATACAAACTTCATTAGGATGTCCCGTTGGTCTTTCCACTTCATGGAAACGAAATACTGCGGATTTGTAAGCATCTTAAACAAGTCTTCCGCAACCAGACTGGATATGTAGGCTTTGTAATCCTTTTCAGATTTTGGATATCCATCAATCTCAAAGAAATTGACATTGCCCTCTAAAGTAGGCGCGGAAGAATTTTTGTGTTTTACCCAATTCTGCCGCTGGACCTTAAGCAACTCTACTTCTTTGCCATCCACTTCCATAACAGCAACAACCCTGATTTCCACGTTATCAATACGGTTGCCTGCAGCATCCAGAGGACGAATATTGAACTTTTCTTCTCCGACACCGTTCTTGTTGAATAAAAGCCATGTGAATGCATCAAAGATGGTTGTCTTCCCTGTGGCATTCGCGCCCGTAATCTCAGTCTTGTCTGAGAAGTCAATAGATTTCTCCTTGATTCCCTTGAAATTCTCCAAGCGAATAGATTTTAATTTAATCCTCATCCTTGCCTTTCCTCCTGTTTCGCCTTATAATAAGGCTGTATTAGATTCTTTGATAACTTGACCCCTAACGCATTTGTGATAAATTCACTGGTCATTTCAAATTTCTTCATTTGCATTTTCCTCCATATCTGCTATAATTTAGTTGATTGATTATTTGAGCGCCAAAGGCTTGCCGGCCTGTGAAGGCGCTCTTTCCTTATATCCCATATATGCTATCCCTCCTGTGA